AAGAAAGAGAGCGCCCTTTTCCCGCGCGTGTTTTTCCACAAAACCAGACGGTTCTTAGTTATGGCTAGACCGAGAAAACCAACCGCCCTGAAAATTCTTCACGGCGACTTTGACAAAAACCCGCAACGGAGGAACCACCAAGAGCCGCAGCCGTCGGCCGATTGTCCGACATGCCCAAGCCAGTTGGGGGTCGTCGGCCGGAACGAGTGGAAGCGGATCTGTTCTGAACTGGAAATGCTTGGTGTAATTTCATTGGCGGAACGGCCTGCGATTCTTCGCTACTGCCACGCATACCAACAGCATCACGATTTTGAACGACAGGTAAAGAAGGATGGACGCTGGCAAACCAACTTAAAAACAGGGGCAATTACGGAGCATCCCGCAAGCAAAGCGGCTCGGGATCTTGCAAGCCAGATGATTAAGTTGCTGTCGGCGTTTGGGATGACTCCGACATCGAGAACGCGGCTGGCAGTTAAGGAGAAATTGGAAGTTGACCCAGACGAAAAACTTTTCTTCGGATGAGTTCTATTTCGACGACAATGAAGCGTTCAAGGTTAGTCGGTTTTTCAGCCAAATGCTCACTCATCCAAAAGGAGGGAGCGGAAAGCCAAAGCCGTTCATCCTTGAGCCTTGGCAGGAAGAGTACGTTAAGAACTTGCTGTCGTGGAAACACAAGTCAACGGCATTGCGAAAGTATCGAACGACCTATTTAGAGATTCCCCGAAAAAACGGAAAGACGACTCTAGCGGCAGGCATTTTGCTTTACATGCTTCTGGTTGACAAGGAGAACGGAAAGGAGGTCTATTCAGCAGCGACGACACGAGATCAGGCAGGATTGGTTTATGAAATAGCGGCTGGCATGGTGTCAAATAGCCCAATGCTTAAAAGCCGGTGTGAGTTGATCAAGTCGAAAAAGCGAATCGTTACTGCTGACGGATATTTTCAGGCCTGCTCAGCCGAAGCTGGGGCGATTCATGGAACAAACCCGCATTGCGTAGTTTTCGACGAGTTACATTTGCAAAAAGATCGGGAGATGTGGGAGGCGTTTCATACGGGATTTGGAGCGAGAACGCAGCCGGTTTTTATGGCGATAACGACAGCGGGGCATGACAAATCAAGTGTTTGCTGGGAGCAGCACGAGTACAGCAGAAACATCATTGATGGAAACATTCACGACGATAGTTTTTACCCGTTGCTTTTTGGGGCGAGTCAAGAAGACGACTGGAAATCAGAAGATACATGGGCAAAAGCAAACCCATGCTTGGATGTGTCATTGAATCGAGAGTATTTGCGAGCAGAGTGTAAGCAGGCACAGGAAATACCAGGGCTTGAAAACTCGTTTCGACGCCTTCATTTGAATCAGTGGACAGAGCAGGAAAGCAGGCTGATTCCGATGAATGAATGGGACAAGTGTGCTGCGTCGATTGAGATAGCAGAGTTTGACGGAGGCGTGTGTTTTGGCGGGTTGGACCTGTCCTCGACTCGCGACGTTACAGCATTCGTGCTGCTGTTTCCCAAGGCTGACGGCGTTAATGTCTTTCCCTATTTTTGGATTCCAGAAGACAACATAAACAGAAGAGCCGCGCAAGATCAGCGGGTGATTCGGTCGTTTGCAGATGCAGGGTTTGTCGAGGTCACAGAAGGAAACGAAGTCGACGTGATGCACGTTGCAAAACGGATCACAGAAATCTGTGCCCCATTCGACGTTCGCCGTATAGGCTTTGATCCGTGGAACGCCGCAGGCCCAACGCAGCGAATGAAAGAACTTGGAATCCCTGAAGATGTTTTAATTAAGATGGTCCAAGGCACATCAACATACAACGAAGCAATCAAACAGATGCTCTCAATGCTTGGCTCGCAAAGACTGAGGCATGATGGAAATAAGGTGTTGCGATGGATGGCGTCAAATGCTGCAGGATTAGCAGACTCCAATGGCAATCTCAAGTTTCACAAAGGCAAGTCAGGCGATAAGATTGACGGCATGACAGCTTTGGGGATGGCACTGGCGTTGTATATCAATGAAAACCCGGAAAGCTCTGCCTACAAAACATCCGGTTCTGGCGTCATCTTGTTCTAAGGAACGGCAATGGTATACGGTGTTACAGAATTCGTCGTTAACGCTGTTCCGGTGATTACCAACGCAATCACGGAGCCAGGCTGGCATACGATGTACGGAACAGGGACGAAGTCGTCATCCGGCATCGAGGTGACGGAATCTTCAGCGATGGGGTACGCGCCATTCTGGCGAGCCGTGAACCTGATTGCCGCGGATGTTGCTGGGATGCCGTGCGACATTTTCAAACGCCAGAAAGATGGCGGGAAGAAATATGCGGCAGATCACCCAGCGGCCACATTACTGCGAGATCGCCCTGCTCGGTGGTGGTCGGCAAGGACGATGATTGAAACGGCGACATACCACGCGAATGTGTACGGTAATGCGTACCTGCCAATCGTCCGCGACATGTCCGGTGCGCCGATGGAGATCGGTCTGGCTGATCCATGCGGGATGATTATCAAGATCATGGATGACGGAACGAAGTGGTATTGTTGGTGGCAGGGATCGAAGCCAGTCAGGGTTCAGGACCGAGACATGATCCATCTGATGGGAATGTCCCGTGATGGCATTATGGGGCTGTGCCAACTGGATTTATTCCGAAATGCTCTAGGCGTCGGCATGGCGGCACAGGAGTTTGGCGGGCGGCTCTTCTCTCAAGGAGCCAACATGTCGGGCCTGTTAATGGTTCCCGGCTCCTTCAGCGAAGAAAAGATTCGCAACACGATGGCAGCGTGGAACTCGATGCAGACCGGCCTGAATAACGCACACAAGGTCGCGCTGCTGCAGGACGGCGTGAAGTTTCAGCCAATGAGCATTGACCCTGACAAAGCTCAGTTCCTTGGGACTAGAGAATTCGAAGTCAGGCAGACGGTCAGCAACATCACCGGCGTGCCTCCGCACATGCTTGGAGATTCGACAAGAACCTCCCATAACAGCCTTGAAAGCGAATCTCAGGCGTACCTCTCACGGTGCCTTAATCCGTGGCTGAAGCGATGGGAGGCAGAGTTGCGAGCCAAGCTAATGACCGACAAAGAGCGAATGAAAGATTCGCACGTCATTGAGTTTAATCGTGAGTCTGAAGTGCAGATGGAGTTTGATACAAAAATCCGTGCGATGGCGACTCAGATTTATAATTCGATTCTGACGCCGAATGAGGCTAGGAGGCTTTTGAACCTCCCGTCGGCAGGCCCATACGGAGACAGGTTTTATCGGCAAGCAAATCTGGTGGTTGTTGGTGAAGATAATAAAGATGATCCAGCCGAGGTTGAGCCGATGGCAGACCCAAGCGATCCAGAGGAAGTTCCAATGGATGACTTGGAAGATTCAATGACTGACAAGTCAAAGTCGCTTTTGCGAGCGATGGTCACGTGCAGCGTCACATCAGCGATCAAGCTTGAGTCTGCAAAGATGATCCAAAGGGCTGCGATGCAGGCAGATAAGTTCCCAGCGGCTGTTTCTGAGTTCTATCAGACATGGACTGAAAATACGGTGCCGGGACTAAGTGATTCAGCCTGCCGAGTTGCTGTTATTTCGCACGCAGAAACATCCAAAAAGCTGCTGATGGATGTCCATTCCGTATCAACCTCGGGAAGCTTGAAGGCTAACGTTGCAGACGTGGTCGCAACGTGGGATTCACGGGCAGAAAAGCTCATCAGTTCACTCATGAAAGCGGTGGAATAATGCAAAAAATCATCAATCTAAATTGCCCAGAACACGTCAAAAACAGCGTAAAAGACGAGAGTTTCCGGGTAATTTACAACGAAACGCCGCAGGAATTAGAGATATTTTTGACCGGAATCGTCGGTGACGAATACACGCAGTCAGACAGTGCCTCGATCAGCAAAGTGCTGAGCGCAAACCGAGGCAAGCCGGTGACGATGAGAGTCAATAGCCCTGGAGGGCTTGCATTCGATGGGCTGGCTATCCACAACGCACTTGCTGCTCACGATGGGCCAACAACCGGCATCATTGAAAGCCTCGCAGCCAGTGCGGCCAGTCTTGCGGTCCTTGGATGTGACACTGTGAAGATGTATGCAAATGCGACCTACCATATTCACGAGGGGCTGTCCTTTGCCTATGGTCACATCGCTGAATTGCAAGACTCCATCGAGTGGCTACAGCAGTTTAATGCCGCTGCAGTTAACACCTACTCGGCAAAGACGGGGCAGGACGAGAAGGCAATGGCTAAAGCCCTGCTGGGAGACAAAGGCGACGGGACAAAGTACACCGCAGATCAGGCTAAGGCTGCCGGTTTCGTCGACGAGATTATCCCGATCGGAAAGAACAAGTCGAAGCCAAAGAATGAAGACACACAAAAGATGCAGGCCATGCTTAACTATCGAATTCTGAAACATCGATTGACAAAAGTCGGCTAGTCTGTTTAGAGTTCACGCATCAGCCGAACAGTTCTAAATTGAGCGATGTCGGCGGCGTGATTGAGCATCTGTAAATTCAGGGGCGTCAGTCGTTAGCGTTTTTGGAATCATCCAACAACGCCAGCGGCTGACGCCTTTTTGCGTTGGCACTGGCAAACCAGAGGACCAACGAAATGACACGCAAAGAAAAGCTTGCCGATCTGCAGGCAAAGCGACAGACCGCATTGGATGCGGCAGACAAGATCATGGCTCTCGCGAGCGAAGGTGAAAGCCTTTCCGCAGAGCAAACAGCCGATGTGAAGAGGCATCTTGACGAAGTCGACGCGATTGGCGATCAGATCACCGCAATCGGCAAAGAAGAAGCCGAGCTGGCATCGCAGGCCGCACGTTTGGACGCGGCACGCAAAGCTCCAATTAACGCTCAGGTCGCTGAGATCGTCGCTCGCGGCAGCGGAATGTCAGCCGCGCCAAACGGTTCTGGCGCGTCTCGGTGGACAATTCCGGCTCAGGCCCGAAAGCAGACTTCCTCCGTCACGGCGTTTTCTGATGAACACCAGTCAGGCGGATTTACCAAGGAAGAAAAGGCGTATCGATTCGGCCAGTTTGCATTGGCAAAAGCATCTATCGACCTGCCCGGCGTTTACAACTTTCAGCAGGCTCGAAGGTTTGCCGAAGATCATGGAATGTTGCGAAACGCACACCTTGAAGGCGGCAATGACACGAGCGGATCACACATTTTCGTTCCGGAAGAATTCGGCACGGACATGATTAAGCTTCGTGAAGAATACGGAGTTGCTCGCAGGATGTGCAAAATGGTTCCGATGAATTCGGACACTCGCACAGATCCAAAGTTTGTCTCAGGGCTGACTTCGTATTTCACCGGCGAAAACTCAGCCTTTACCGCCAGCGAAATGCAGCATCAGATCGTGCGCCTGACTGCTCGCAAAATGACATGCCTCTCAACTTATTCCAGTGAGCTAAGCGAAGATTCGGTCATTGACTTCGGCAACACGCTGGCTCAGGAAATGAGCTACAGCAACGCATTGAAGGAAGATCAGTGCTTCATCGACGGCGACGGCACATCAACCTACGGGCACATTCGCGGCCTCAAGTCGATGTTTGCTACGCTGACGCTGGGAACCGCTCCGGGATACCGCGACACGACGACCGGCAATACATGGGCCGCTATTGTGATTGCGGACCTGACATCGCTGATTGCCAACGTCCCTGTTTACGCTCAGGCTGGCATGATGTTTCTGTGTTCCAGTCAGTTCTATTACACGGTCATGGTTCCGCTGCTCAATGCAGCCGGTGGCGTGACTGGAATGGAATTGCAGAACGGATTCCGGCAGCCAATGTTCCAAGGCATTCCGGTAATGTTCTCACAGGTCATGGGAACTGCAACCGCAACCAGCACGGTCGCGTGCTTCTTGGGTAACTTTGCGTTGGGTTGCTCATTTGGTGATCGTCGTCGCCAGACTCTCGAATTTTCCCGAGAAGCAACCATCGGCGGCACAAACCTGTTTGAGTACGACTTGGTCGCAGTGAAGTGTTCTCAGCGAATTGACATCAATGTCCATTCAATTGGATCAGACACCGTTGCCGGCCCAATTGTCGCACTGTCAACAGGCAGCTAATGCTGGCTTGAATTGATGCAGGGCGGCAAGTGCCTCCCTGCTCTTCTCTGAAATCAATCTCCTAGGAGACCGTTAATATGCTTCCTTTCCGTCAAATTGTCCACAGTCAGCTGGTTGCCGCAAGAGCGGTTACCAACAACGCAACAGTCACAGCGAACCTCGACACAAATGGCGCTGACTACGCCACGATCATTGTCAACATCAGCAGTGAAGCGAACACGAACGCTGTTGGTCCGACGATTCAGTTGCTGGAGTCAGACGACACAACTGCGAGCAACTTCGCAACAGTCACAGCGAATATCACCGGCGATGCTGTTGCGGCAAAGCCAATCGTTTATGGCGTCGATTTGCGTGGCCGCAAGCGGTATTTGCGACTATCGATCAGCTCTGCCACCGCGACCAACGACAACTTCACGGCGTCGGCAGAGGCGATTCTGGCACGCATGGATGTCGGTCCCGCTGGGACAACTGGTGTCACATCCACAAACGGCGTGACACGGTTCGTGTGATCGTATGGGGCAGCAGCAATCAATTCGATACACGCCGCATGTGGAATGGCTAAAGGGTAAAGCCTTGAACGTCTACACGCAATTCGGTGAAGATGGATTGATTGCGACCTGTTTACAGAGAATCGGAGAGGCCAACCGTCAGTGCTTCGAGATCGGAGCACATGACGGGAGGTTCTTTTCAAACACTCTCAGGCTGAGGGAGATTGGCTGGAGAGCGGTGTTAATTGAGGCGGATGAGTTACAGGCCCAGAAGCTGATTAACGAATTTGGGAAGGAATCGGTTTGTTTGAGGATGCTTTGTAAGGATCTGAATGAACCACTTCGAGCGGCCGGGATGTGTCGAACGCCGGATCTCGGAATCATCGACATTGACGGGCAGGATTATTGGCTGTGGCACGATCTGAAGGACTTTGAGCCACGAATTATGCTTGTGGAAGTGAGCACAAAAGGATCAAGCGAGCCTGCTCCCGAACGCGATTGCGACGGCCAAGCGGGAGTTCATGCGATCAAGAGTTTAGGCGAATCAAAAGGCTATTGCATGGTGGCCGAAACGGTTTGCAATGCGTTGTTCGTTAAATCGGAGTTATTGAATTGAGCGAGTCGGAACCAATCAGGCTGAACATCGGAGCAGGGTCCACAGTAATCAATGGATTCACTGCGATTGACCGAAAACTGGGCAGCGAAGCTTACCCGCTTCCTTATGAGGACGATTCAGTCGATGAGATCCGGGCGAGTCACATCCTTGAACACTTCACGTTTGGCGAAGCATCCGAGGCAATGGACGAATGGGCCAGAGTGCTGAAGCCAGGCGGACGGATCAGAATCAGTGTTCCGGACGTTGATAAGGTTCTCAATGACAATTCAGGCAAGCGTCTGTTTTACCTGATGGGCGGCCAGATGCACGCTGACGACATCCATAAGTCAGCCTATGACCATGCAAGGCTTTCTGGTTTGATGAATCAATGCGGGATTCGGCAGATCAAGGAATGGCAATCTCCGAATACGGATTCGGCGGCGTTGCCGATTTCACTCAATCTTGAAGGTATTAAAGAAGCTCCACCGGCACCAAAAAAGCCTACATCAGCAACGATCAAACTTGGAGCGTACCTGACACTGCCACGTTATGAGTCGGTGGTTTGTCGGTCGCTGATCGAGCTGGCGCTACGGCAGCTCAAGATTGAATTGACGACCTCGCAGGGTGTGTTCTGGGGCCAGTGCATGCAGCGCATGTTTACGAAGGCCGTTGATGATGGCATCGACTGGATTCTATCAATCGATTCAGACTCGCTGTTCACGTCAGAGCAGCTCAGCCTGCTGATGGATACCTTGGCGAGCAATCCGCATATCGACGCATTGGCCGCGTTGCAATGTCGACGGGGCTGTCCTTACCCGCTACTGACAACCGGGGAACTTGTTGACGGGCTGACAGTCGAAGTGAGTAACGCTCCATTTAAGGTGACCACAGCTCATTTTGGGCTAACCCTGTTTCGCGTCGATGCACTGCGTGAAGTGCCGAAACCTTGGTTCTGTCCCAAACCAGACGATAACGGCGAATGGGGCGACGAGCGCATGGACGACGATATCTTCTTTTGGCATCAGTGGAGACTGGCTGGAAAGAATATCTATGTCGCTCCGCAGGTGTCTATTGGGCACATGGAAGAAACTGTCGTCCAATTCAATGACGAGATGAAACCAGAGCACATGTACGTCCAGCAATGGCGGGATTCGAACGTGAAATGATGCCAGAAAACATGCAAACAATTGAACTCATTCGCGGCTGGAACGGGCATGCGAAAGGCAGTCTGATTTCTTCTTTTCCGTTTGGAATCATGGCCACGCTGGTGGCTAACGGGAGTGCGGTATGGTGTTCCAATACAAGTCTGCCGACACTTACGAAAGCAGCACAAAAGCCCTCATCAGAACCTTTAAGACAACCGCAGAACCGGCAATCGAACCGATCACGCTAGAGGAACTCAAAGACCGAATGCGGGTCGGATCAACCTGTGAGTTCGACGCAGAGATTCGACTGATTCTGACTCAAGCCCGCAAGCAGGTTGAGGCGGATACATACCGAAGGCTGATCACGCAGACCGTGGTTGGTTACATGGACTGTTTTCGGTGGGTGCGTGAGATTGAGTTACGAGTTGCTCCGATCAGTAGCATTACAAGCATTGTTTACACCGACCAGAATTCCGCCAGTCAGACATTTGCGGCCTCGCGTTATGCAACAGATTTAAACAGCACTCCTCCGCGAATTGTTCTGAAGACAAACGAACTGTGGGAGTACACAGAGGACAACACACCGAATGCAGTGGCAATCACCTTTGTAGCCGGATATGGAGCAACCGCGGCGAGCGTTCCTCCTGCCGCAAAGTTGGCCATTGTTGAATACGCAAAGATGATGTGGGGCGGATGCGAAGGAAGCGAAACGAACTACAAGCGGCTCATCAGTTCATTGCAATGGACGGCATACCATAAGGTGATGTGATGGCCTGCAAAGAAAAAAATAAGAAGGTCACGATAGAAAGGCTTAATGGGCAGACTGCAGATGCTCACGGGCAGGTTGACCAAACAGACAATGCAAATTGGGGATCATATTGCACGACGTGGTGCTCATGCGTCTCGAAGGGCGGCCGAGAGTTCTGGAAGATTCAGCAGGTCAACGCAGACACCGATCACGCATGGAGGGCTGGCTGGAGCCGAATGTTGCAGGGAGTGACGCCTGACATGAGGCTAATCTTTGAGAACAATGTCTACGAGATTCTCGCCGTCATCGATGTCGATATGGATCACGAAGAAATTGAGATTCTGACGCGGAGAAAGGTCTGATGTCCTCAGAAGTTTTAGGCGTCAAACAAGTGCAAAAAAAATTTCATGCCCTAAAGCTGTCTACACAGAACAAACTGGAGCGACAGGCTGTTTCTGCTGGACTGAGATTGATTGCCAAAGCGATTAAGGCTGAGGTTCCATCTGCGTGGAAAGAAGGACGAAAGGCGATCGGATTTAGTTTCGTGCGAGGCAAAGGAAAGTATGCCGGAAAAACATTCGCAAAGGCTGGCGTGGGCGCGGGAATAAAAAAGAAGGCTTGCGACAAACGTGATCAGGCAAGCAAAGGCAGAGCAGGCCGAAAAGGCGTCGGAATTAGCGTAGCGAACTTCCACTGGTTTATTCTCGGAACGGCTGAGCGAGAGACGGGATCGAAACGCGTTGGCGCACATAGAAAGGGAGCTATTTCACGAAGAGTTCCGACAGGAAAGAAAGTACACAAAACAGGCCGCATAAAGCCCAATCCAATCGTTCAAAAAGGTGCCCAAAGAGGTCAGTCGGCATCGCTCAAGGCAATGGCGGACAACTTCGCAGCAGGCATTGAAAGAGAAGCAGCCAAGAAATGAAAGCAGGACTGGTCTCACTACTGACAGCAGAATCCACGATCACAGCGATCTGTGGCAGTCGCGTCTACGTGAGCAGGGCACCGCAAAAGGCAACGTTTCCTTATGTCGTCATTACGCAGATGGGAAGCGATGAAAACGGAACAATCGACGGAAAGACAGGCCAGTTGAGGTTTTTGGATTTTGACATTGATTGCAAAGCCAAATCGTCGGTTGAGGCTGAGTCACTTGGAAATGCAATCCGAACATACATCGACGACTACAGCGGAACGGCCGGAAGCTTCACGATCGGGGCCGTGATTATGAATGATGAGTCAGATGATTATGAGCCACCGCAAGACGGCTCGGATGTTGGCGTGTTCGTGGTCACTCTGGATCTTACGATCCATTACAACACTTAAAGGAGCCTGAAAAATGGCAAAGTTGAAAGTAAAAGGAACTGTCCTGTCGTTAGCATCTGGCACGACATATACGCCAGTGGCTCAGGTTCGATCGTTCGGCGTCGATGGTCTGGAAACAGAAACGTATGACAGCCGGACGCTGGACGGAACGGCCGGAGTCGAATACGACCCGACCGGGTATGTTGAGGGCGGCTCAACCACATTCGAGCTGCTGCATGATCCGGCGTTGGCAGGACATCAGGATATCCACGATCTTGTAACGTCAGCCTGTTTGAATACCAACGGAACGGCAAACAAGACCAACTGGAAAATCATTTTTGCCAATACCGCATCCACAGAAATGACGCTGGTTGCCGCTGGCGTAGGATTTTCGATCACTGGAGAGGCTTCGTCCGGATTGGCGGCATCCGTTACGCTCAAACACAGTGGCTGCCCTGTCCTTCCTACCTGATGAGGTGTTGACGTGAAGTGCAAGACGACGCGAGACATCGACGCCGACGTGAACTGCTTCCCTGCGTATGTCACTGAGACTCCAGCAGGAAAGAAGATCATCGCATCCGGCACGTTAATCTGCCACGATGAATTTCCATTGGCGAATTGTGTGGCTTTAATTCAAAACGGGTTGGCAGATCCTGCGGACGAAGAATGCAAGCTGGCGTGCAATCGCACGGAGTCAGAAATAGCAGTAGCAAAAGAGGCGATGCACAGGCTCTTGAGCGGCAAGGGCCTGGCTGACGACGACGACGAAGAAGAAGATGAGGAGAACGAAGAGTGACGAGAGTTGTGGCGACAGCAGATGAGTTCCTGACATCACCTGCAATGGACCGGCAGAAAATTGATGTGCCGGTGCCCGAGCTTGGCGGAGGAAAGGTGATTCCAATCTGGGGCATGACTCCCAAAGAGCGAACCGATTTCGATGATCGTATCTCGCGGATGAGCAAGGCGAAGAAAGAGCAGTACAAAAAGGAAGTGCGTGAAAGGCTTCTGGTTGAGTGCTGCAGAAATGATGACGGCGTTCAGTTGTTTACGCTTGATCAAATTGCACAGCTCGGGCAGCGTCGTGGTGACGTTGTTGAGCGGCTCGTGAATGTCGCAATCAAACTTTCAGGGTTTAGCGGGCAAGACATCGAGACGCTCGCAAAAAACTCCGAAGAAGCCCCCGAAGGCTGACAGCACTTCGGCTGGCTGAGCATGTCGCAAAGACGCTCGACGTTGATGGGATGCTGTCGGGAATGTCCCATGACCAGTTTGATGAGTGGTGCGCAAAAGACATCGTTGAACCGATCGGAACTGCAGGCACAAATGAAATCCTGATGCGGTTAGCGATGGTGGTTGCAATCTTATCTGGGCATAAGGAAGCAAAGGTCAGCGACTTCGCAACGTGGATAAAAACGACAGAAAAACCGAGCGATGATGGGGTTGCGATCGCTGCACTTGAAGCAATCGGAGCAAGGCGGGTTTAATGGCAAACGCAGGGGACTTAGTTGTAAGGCTGGGGCTGAACTCAAACCCACTGACGGAGGGGCTTGCGAAGGCGAGCACTGGCGTCAAGGGGTTTGCGGATTCCGCGAGTACGTGGCTTAATCCTGTGACTGCCACATTTACCGGAATGGCAGCAGCAGCAGCGGCGACTGGTTTGAGCATTTTTGGAATCTCGCAGCGAATTGAGACGCTTGCTGCAGTGGCGGATAAGGCAAACCAGACCGGCCTTTCAGCGGAGTTTATTCAGCAGCTTGGTTTTGCTGCGGATCAATCCGGAGTTTCCGTTGATGGCCTGATTGGCGGATTGGACAAAATGACCGTCAGTTTAGGAAAAGCAGAACTTAACAGCGAAGAGACTGCCAAAAACCTTGAACAAATTGGCCTGACATCAAAAGAACTTTCAGGACTGAAACCGGAAGATCAGTTTTTGGCAATTGCTGACGCAATTTCGAAACTGCCAACGGTGGCGGAAAAGGCTGCTGCAACGGTAGCAGTATTTGGAAAATCTGCGTCTGAAATGGCCCCGCTACTCGGAGAAGGCGAAAAGGGCATTCGGTCACTCATGGAGGAAGCCAAGAACCTCAAGATTGGTATCAGCACAGAAGATTTGCAGTCCATTGCAAAAGCCGATGACGCAATGGCGAGAATGAAATCATCCCTGTCCTCAGTCGTGTCAAATATCGCGGTCAGTCTCGCCCCGGTGTTCGAACAAATCAGCAACTCACTAACAGAGATTCTTCCGCAGATCGCAGAAATGGCTCGCAGTCTCAGCGGAGTGCTGGCTGAAGCAATGAAGACAGTCGGTGATATGGTTGATTCGGATGTGATTCCAAAGCTGAAAGAGTTTCTTACAGTGAGTGCTGATCTGCTGGCAAAGTGGTCAGCAATGCCGGAGAAATGGAAATTCCTTGGGGAGATCATCGCCGCAGCAATTTCCCTCGCCGTCGAGACTATCAAAGCCGACTGGCGAGACATGCTTGATGACATGCTGAAGGCGACGGCCGAAAAAGCCAAAACGCTGATGGGCATGTTGAATCCAACAACATACACAAATTCGGTTCTGGACTATCTGTCTAGTGCAGAAAATGCAGACTATTCCGGGGGAGTCGGAGCTGGCGCAGAAAGCTCACAAGCAAAAGCAGAGAGACGATTTGAAAATCTGATGCGTCAGTTAAATGGCGAGGCTCCGATCGCTGGGCCTGATCCTAAAAAACTGAGGCCAGATAGGCCACAGGAAACGCCAGATGAACTCGCAGCAAAATTACAAGCCGCAATGGCTGGTGATGCTGCGCTAAACGGCAAAGACCCAAATGTGGCGGCAACGGAAAAGCAGACAAACAAGCTTGTAGATGCGTTGAAAAATTACGGATCTCCGAAGCTTAACATCGTTCCGGAGATTGGCCCATGACGGTAGTATTCAAAGAAGAAACCGGACAAGGTCGGTCTGCCTCCAACGAAAAAGGAATACGAAGGTATTCACGAGCATTTCGGCTGGAAACAACATCGCAAGAGGATGGCCCATACGCAGTAGGTAGCAACGGCAGCCTTCCAAAGATTGGAAGTATTCATCCTGAAGACGCTAACGCATGGTGTTTTAGTCTGCGCGTCGAGAACAGCAATCCGTGGAAGGGTTGGACGGTCACGGCGGAATACACAAGCGAGCGAGAAATTACCGAAGATCCGACCGCAGAGCCGGCTGCAATCACATGGGCGAGTGAGCAATTTCAAAAGCCAGTTGTGATTGACAAAAACGGATATGCTGTCGTCAATTCGGCTGGCGATCCGTTCGACCCTCCGATCATGATGGATGATTCGAGAAGAGTCATAACGATCAGCAAAAACCTAGCCGTCGTGCCTGCATGGATTTTGACATATCAGGACGCGGTGAACTCTGATGCTTTCAACGTCGATGGAATCACTGTCGCTGCTGGACTGGCTAAGGTGCAGGCGGTGACTGTGGGAGAAGTGCAACGCAGAAACGGAATAGCGTTTCGCGTGGTGACGCTTGTGATTCATCTTCAAAAAGATGGATGGGTCGTAAAGTCGCAGGACATTGGTTTTCGAGAATTAGGATATGGGGGCGGGCGGCAAAACATCCTCAATGATGTTGATGATGAGAGACCATCCGCGCCAGTGCCGCTTGACGGTGCCGGCAATCACATTTTTGATCCGGACGCTACATCGAACGTTATGCTGTCGTTTGATGTCTACGCAGAAAAAGTTTTTTCAGCCCTTCCATTGAGTTAAAAACATGGCCGATGAACTGAAGATCACGCAGTCTGTAAGGCTCACAAAAGGAGCGATGAAGCACGAATTCACTCCTCCGCAATTATCATTGACGCAAACAGGGGCACTTGTTTACGACAATACGATAAGCGTTGGCACTAGCGAAGAAACAGCCGGGCCAGCGTTTGGGGATATTGGCACAGAAGGGCTGTGCATTGTTTACAACCTTGACTCAGCCAATTATGTGCAGCTCGGTTTTGCAACCGGCGTTTACGGAATGCGATTGTACGGTGGATGGGCACCAGCGACGTTCACGCTCGAGCCAAATGCAACACTGTATCTCAAGGCAAATACGGCATCGTGCAATGTCAGAGTGATCGTTTACGAGAAGTAATCAATGGCAGACCCACAAGGAACCGTGTTTGGCGAAAAGGCTGTTCAGCAAATCGCAAAGACGGTGCGCGAAGTGTCGCGCCGCATGATGAACGAGCAGCCGCATCGAGGCCGGTGGCAGTTTCACGGCGGCGGCAGCGGCGGCGGGCACACAATTTGGTTTACAATCACCGATGTTCTCTGCCCCGATACCGACTACGTCTCTGAGACGACGCTGGTGGCCACTGCGACGTGGTACAATCTGAGCTGCACTGGCACACCACCCGGGGCGGAGTACGGCGGCGAGTATTATGTCTACGACATCTGTAATTACCTTTACGGATTGACTCCGCAGGACTTGGTTGGAACGACAGGTCGAGCCACCTACATGTACCCGCTGACCGGTGCGTGTACGCCAAAATGGATCATCGATGATTTATGTGCGCAGCCGGAGTGCGACTGATGCCTCCGCGTTATCTTCGCAAAGCATCGCCAACGCCCCTGAAGCCATGTGCTGAGTTCACGGTCGAGACATGCGACACTGCCCCGGCCGATCAATGTTGTGGTGCTCTACCCTGCAAGCTCTGCCTTGAATGGGAGACCTACGAGGAGGGCATTTCCCACGGTTCAGCCACATTCGCCGGAACGTCATGGACGGGCACGGTTGGCGGCCATGCGTTTGTATCGTACTGGGAGAGGAATTACGAGACCGACGAATGCGAGTACATCGTCACACTTGATGACGAAGAGGTTTACCGTGCGACATGCTACGAGGGCGCAAGCTGCCGAGATCCGAGCGGCACGGTGGCAGTGGCAACGGCATATCTCGAAGGCACGTTGAGCTGGAGCAAGCACGAGCCACGAGAATTGGCGTTGACTGTTGATCCTGACACGGGCTGCAATGATTTCTTTTGCGGGGATTGCCGATGCACTTGTGAATCGCTCTGCGTGGAACTGATCGACTCGTTCGGTGCATTGATTTCCGGCGAACTGATTAACGTCAGTTATCCGTGCGATCCTCCAGTGTGGGAGGGAACAGTCGCTGGTAAGGTGATGTCTATTGCACTTGGTCGCGACTCATACGGTAACTGCATCCTGACGCCGAATGTCGATGGTGAGGAACAGGAAGCGGTTCTCGCTCCCGGCTGCGGATCGATGTCAGCCGTCATCGATCTTTACGGCATTGAGCAGATCACGGTGCGATGCAAAGAATGCTCGTGTGATGATCCATTGCCGTTTCTTTGTGAATGCCGATTGGATGCGGATCACACTTGCATCGGGACAGTGGTTTCCGGTGCAACAGTTTGTACCGTCTCGCCAACGGCGTGCGGTCCTTTGACGTTTGGATCGCCTGTCGGAGTTTCTGCTCCGAATAAAGCGTGGCTCGATACGTGGTGCCGGTATCACGGTTTGGCAACGTATAAACTGACGGCGTTTCCTCCGGACTGTATCGATGCGGCAACACCAAAGCGGATCGTGTTCGTCAAGAAAACGACGGACGAAGATGCTCCGTGGGTTGATGACACAATTGTCGGTGTTGAGGATTGGTACGCAGTTGTATACGACACGCCGGAAGGCACACCAACAATATTTTACGAGTATTCTCAATGCTGCCTTGGCGCGTCAACAACAACAGGAGCATCGTCTCATTTGATCCGAGTCACGTTTTCAAACCTTAATCTCGGCGGCATGATTTACGATTTTGAAATTCTCAATCCAACAACATTGGCGGCGCATGGTGACTGCGCATGATTACAGGAACGCGAATAGATCCAGCCACAGGGCGAGTTACTCGAATCAAGATCGGTGACGCATCGCCAGTGCGGAGTGCTGGAGGTGCAAGGCAGACGGCAAAACAGCCTTGCAACACTTGCGGAAAACCAAAGGTAAATCGTCCACCTGTTATTGCTCAAGCGATGACGGCATCGGCTGCAATGATGCGTTTCGTTGGCGACGGCATGAAGACGGCGACACCAGAGGAGCAGGCAGACCGCAGAATGATCTGTACCGAGTGCCCGCTGAACGACAACGGTCGCTGCAATGGCTGCGGATGTTTTATTGACCTGAAAATACCAATGCGGCTGGAGGAGTGCCCCGCAAAGAAATGGCACGCTGAGTTGCATCTAGCCAGACCAATTGTTAACCCAATTTGCAATTTGATCATGCACGTTCTGCCGGTCGCTTCCAATGACGTGTGGAAGTGGAACCTTCAGCAGATCGCACAGCGTCAAAACCTATTCAACGGCAAACGAGTCCTCGCGATTGCGACAGACGACAGAGCGAAGTCAGGAAAGAAAGATGTCAGAACAGTCACGGCCGATGCTGTCCTGTCATTATGTGAGTCAATTGGGCTGACGTGGACGCATACGAAAGTGTTCGCGAACAACCAAACGATGCGAGAGGTCGAGTCGTTTCCATGGTTGCTTGAAACGGTCTGCTCTGGCAATCCGAGCGAACTAACATTTTCCTGCCATGCGAAAGGCGTTACGCATTCGCTGGATTCAGTCACTGTTCGCTGGGCCGAGCGACAGTACCGAACCTGCCTAGATGATTGGCAGACTGTTTGGAGAACGATGGAACGGTTTTCAATGGCGGGATCGTTTCGACGATTCGGGCAATTCACAACGCCTGGCAACAATCGCTGGCACTACAGCGGGACGAATTACTGGTTTCGACATGACGACGTTTTCAGCCGGGACTGGCGGACGATCGATCAGAAGTTTTTCGGCACAGAGAGCTGGCCCGGTCGACTGTTTAGACCAGAGGAATGTGCCTGCCTTTTCGCGGACGACGCTGGCGACATTTACAAAGAGGCATACTGGAAAACGATTCAGCGAGAGATAGAAGTTTGGGAGGGTGCACGGAATGAAACTTGAAATCGGCGGCGGAGCAAACTTCGCGCGTGGGGCTGACTGGGTCAATCTCGACATGTGCCAGGAAGCGGACATCAAACACAATCTTGATGTGATGCCGTGGCCTGTTGCAGACAATGCGGCGGATGAGATTTACAGCAGCCACTGCATCGAGCATGTTGAAGATTCAAACTCGTTTTTCTTCGAGTGTGCGAGAATTGGCAAGGTTGGATGCCCGGTCGAGATTCGCTGCCCGGCACCGTTCTCCGAGATGTCTTTTGTAACTGGTCATAAGAGCGTCGTCAGTCCGCAGCATGTGCGAAATGTCGAGATTCATTTCCCAAAGCTGTATTGGCAGAAACCAAAGAGGCTGAAGTTTGTATCACACATGTTTCAGGCATCTGAGAAATTGGAACGCGCGAAAGCGGAGTTGCCTTTTCTTCGAGGGCTGAACGATCAGCAAATCATGGAGTGGATTCCGGGAACGGCTCATGAGTCAGTCTTCAAGTTTATCGTGCAGGAAAACGAACATGTCCGTTGACATCATCACTGACGCGATCCCTCGCTCGCTCGTCCTCGCTGCTGAAGCCGCATGGCCTTCACCCGACTGGCAATACTGGCACCGCTACAACGGAGCGACCGCGAACAAATACGGATCAATGGACCGCAGCCGAATTCCTCCAGCCTGCATTGCGGCTCTGGATGCGTTGGCGTTGGCGGTCGCTCCCTACATCGGGGATTCGTTTATTGATTACGATTTGCACGCGGCTGGAATGCACATGATGCCTCCGGGTGGATTCCTCGGAAGACATCTTGACGCTGAGTGTCACCCGATCAGGCCGTGGAAAAGAACGCACTCGATTGTGCTGGGGGTCAACTCTGCATGGGGGGAGCTGTGCGGCGGGGAATTGGTTATTGAGCCAGACACAATCATCGGCGTTGAGCCAGGCAGAGCAGTGATTTTTGAGACAGCAGGCACATGGCATCAGGTCAATCGAGTCAACACCGATGTCAGTAGACTCTACCGCAAAACGCTGGCTCTGTTCGCATGGCAGATTGACCACAATTGCGACGGCGGTACATCAGCGAAGTTTCAGAGGTCATAGTTACGGCCCCGGCGTCATGAACCGGAGAAACGCAGTCTGGGAA